GCGTGCGGCCAGCAGGCGGCTCTCGGTCAGATATCCGCGGCCGTAGGGTCGCGTGGCCCCGCCTCTTTCGTCTCGACGGCCTCATCGCCTTCCTCATCGTCAGCCGGCTCAGGGAAGGAATACCCCACGGCAGCTGCCACCGCATCGCTCACCATCTGTATGGCCTCACCCGGGGTCATGGCGTTGAGCCAGCCGGTCAGCCCCTCTCTGGTGAGATCAGCGCGGCTCTCACACATCATGAGCCACAGCAGCAGCACCATCATGTCGTAACGCTCGATCACTACATCGAAGTCAGCCAGGCGGCACTTGGAGATAGCGGAAAACCGCTCCATGACCCTGTGAGTCACCTTGAGGAACCAGAAACGGCCGCCCAGCTCAATGGTAGGGACCGGCTTTTCAGTCGTCTTTTTGAGGTCTTCCATGGATCAGCCCTCAGACAGTGGTGCTGGCAGCCAGAACGGGCTTGCCGCTGACCAGCAGAGTGGCCTCGAAGGTCACGCCGCCTTCCAGCTCAGCGCCGGTAACAAAGCGGCTGACGCCCGCGGTGAAGGTCCATGTCTTGCCGATCTTGGTAGGAAATACGATGCTGCAGGTGACGGTGGCGCCGCTATCGAGGAGGGTGTACATCTCATCCTGACCATTGTCAGCCCCGTCCAGGAAGCCGCTCACGGTGACCTCGCCGCCGTCCTTAAAGCCCGGCTCTTTTTCGCGGTAGCCGGTGGAGTTGTCCAGGGAGGTCAGATCCACGGTCTCCGCGTTGATCTCGATGCCGTTGATGGTCGTGAGACCGCCCACGGCCTTACTGTTCACGTTCAGGGTCGTGCCCAGGGCTCTGGATTTGCTCATATCATTGCTCCTTTCGTGTCCTATTTGGACACATCTTAGATGCTCCCGTCTCCGGAGAGCTTCAGTTGGTTGATGATGGGCCGGAGGCCGGTGGGGAAGGGGGCTTCCTCACCGACCGCGTCCCGGTGATCGTAATAGTGCAGGGTTAAAGCATGGACGGCCAGGGTATACAGCGCATCGGGCGTTGCCGGTTCAGAGATCCCGGCGCCGTCAAGATATGCTTTGGCTGCCGGCATGAATTCATGCTCGATCCGGCCGTCCTCGTCCTCATCCACCCGCATGTAGTCCAGGCAGGCGCGGAGGGCCGCAGCCGCGGCCGCATCCGCCTGCGCGCTCTCCCGCGCCGTAGCCATGCCTTAGACCGTCGCCGCCGCTTTGGCGATCTTCGCGACGACAAAGCCGTCCTTGACGATGACGTTGCCGCCCACCATCGCGTCGCCGAGGATGGCGTACATACGCTCGACGGCTTTGACGCTCTCGTCCACGCGGATGGTATAGGGTCCGAAGAGGCCCAGCAGGTAGTTGATGGGATCGCCGTACACGCAGCACAGCTTGTCGGAGCCGGAGTTGTCATCCTGGGCCGTGCCGGCCACGGGCGTCAGGTTGGGATCCAGAAGGTAGGGCACGATCATGCCGCCGTCGGAGATGGTGCCGCGGTTCGCGTTGCCAGCCATGGGGTTGATCTCGAACAGACGGCGCTTCTCGTAGGTTCCGCGGATCTGGCCCCACGCCTTTAGGTCGGTCTTGTTCAGGAACAACATGGCATTGCCGCCGGCCTCGTAGTCGTTGCCGTAGCCAAAATACAGGCTATTGAGCAGCTGATCGTCGATCTTGCCGTAGCCGGTGTCAACGGTGGCATTGACGCTCGTCACGATGGACCCGCCGGCCTTGTTGGTGCCGTTGATCATGCCATACATGACATGGGTGCCCTCGCTGTCGCCCTTGAGGATCAGAGCCGCGATCTTGTTGCGGAGGGCCCGGAAGGCAAGCTGCTGGACCTTCTGCATGTAGAGGGCGGGAGAAAGCCGGGCGATGTTGCGGTCCGTGTAACCGGCCACGCTGGTGGGGGTGCCGACCTCAACCGACTGATAGGCGGTCACGTAAGGCTCTTCCCAGCCGCCGAGGCCGGTCATGTCCATCGTGCGGACGATGTCCACCAGGGACGTGTAGCCCAGGTTATCCCGGACCTCGACGCCGGCGCCGATGGGCTGGACGATGGAGCCGGACATGAGAGTGCCGTCGCCGTCAGCGTTGCGAAGGCCACGACGGATCTCGGAAACGGTGAACGTCACCTCCCGGCCGTTGCGCAGGGCGTTGGCGCGCTCTTCGGCCATGTCGCGGGTCTCAGCCGCGCTGGGCTGATGCGTGTCGATGGCGCGTTCCTGCTCGGTAACGAGATCCTGCACACGCTGGATCTCGGCGTTGATGTTGGAGACCTTGGCCATGTTGGCGTCATAGTCTTCCCGGTTGTTGGCCTCCAGGGCGGCCTGAGCGGCGTTGAGCGCTGCAGTGCGGTCCGCGGCCAGTGCGATGAGTTTTCTCTTCATGCTTATACCTCCAGTATTGTGTTGTTTATATCCAGCGGTTTGGCCGCGGATATGTTAAGGAGTTTCAGGGGCGGTGCCCCTGGCCAGGATGATCGATAGGATCACCAGTCCGACGCCTGCGGCGATGATTCCCGCGGGGGGATAGATCATCCCCATGCCCACGGAAATGGCCGCGAGGCCCAACAGAAAAACGATGGTCGATATCATCCTCCACCCTCGCTTCCTCCGCTGGTGGTGGCGCGCTCTTCAGACAGCTTTTTCCATTCACTCAGCGGGACGTAGTTCAAAGAGGCGTAGTGCTCGTCGCCGCCTTCTACGGCAGGCAGGTCCTCAAGGTCTCGGATCTCGTTGACGCTCAAGACGCCATTTTCGCGCATGTCCTTATACCATGCGCCTCGGCTCTGGAAGTCGCCTCGAAGCTCTCCCATGAGATTCCCCTGGACACGAAGGCCCCGGGCGATATCCTGAGGCGTCAGCGTCTTGTAGAGCAGCTCCTGCTCATAGATCACGACGTTCGGGTGAAGCGTGCCCACGACGTATTCGATCGCGTTCTGCTCGTTGCTGCTGTAGCTCTGTTTGCCAGCCTGCAATTTATACAAGGGAACGCCAAAGAATCTCGATATATCCTCGACGCTCATGGCAGCCTGCTCCACAAATTGGGCGTCCCTGTTGGATATACTCAGCGGCTTGTAGTCCAGGCCCATATCCAGCACGGCGATCCGCTGCGCGTTGGCCGGCCCGCTGTGGCGCTTGTCCCACTCCTCGCGGATCCGGTCTTTCTTGCTGATCGTGCGAGACTTTCCGGAGGAGTCTGTGACGGTCACGTTGCCGCCCAGATCCGAATCTGTCCGCAGGATCCCGGAGGGCTGCCCGCCGTTCGCGTAGTAGCTTGAGCTGTACTCCTGAGCGGCTTTGCCGGTGCGAATGACCTCCTCGGCTCTTTCCAGATACCCGATTCCCCGGTAACCGTTTCGACTGTAGGCCATGACGTGGATCACATCCATGCGGCCACAGGTGATCGGTTCATGCGTGAATGGGTGCTCGATAAAGTACAAGGGGGATCCATCAGCCAACAGCTCGATGCTCCACAATCCCCAGGGGATGGGAACGATCTCCACCGGCTGCAGGGAGCTCCGGTCTCTTCGGATCCAGGCGACGCCGTTGCCCCGACAGACCCGCTCGGCCTCCAGCTGTTTGCGCATGGTAAAAGGCGTTTGCCACCGGTTGGGGCGCAGGTTCAACAGCTCCAGCACAGGATGATCAACGCGCTGCCTCGTCTTTTCGTCGTACACATAAAACGGGATCTTACCCATGGAGTCGGACAAGATATCTATGCAGCGGCTCACAGCGGAGAGCTTCATTGCTGAGTCCTGGTCGGTTCCGAAATAAGGAGGAGTCACCCCAACGGAAGCAGCCGTCACCACGTTCTCCACGGGAGGATCCCGCGGGGCCCCGGAAGGTTTCCGGGCGATGCCCAGGCTTGCAAGGCCGCGTTCGAGTCTGTTCATACTCAACCCCTCGCTCTCTCCAGATCGATGGCAGCCATGAGGTGCCAGTCTCCGATCAGGTCAACGTCCTTGCTATTAGGCATCGTCGGTACAGCCTCCACGACGTTTCCTTTAAGGCCTTCAGACGACTCTATGGTCACAGGGTGACCGGGAGCCGCACTCATCTGTCCGGCACGCACAGCGGCCTCGTAGCGGGCCAGCAGGCCCTTTGGAGCGGGGGAGATGCCGGCGCCGTTTCTTACCCGGATATCACTGGCCGCAGCGATCGCCTCCGCAGCGGCTTCGTCAACATCGAGGAATCCATCGACCAGGCCCAGATCCATCGCGTTCTGCGCGGGCATCCAGGTGGAATCATCCACCAGCTGCTCGAATTTCTTGCGGGTGGCCTTGCCGGCACTCTTTATGACGTATCCGTTGAGGATCGACGCTTTGATCGAATCCAGGTATTGCTTCAGGTGCTCGGCGCCTTCGTTGTTGAGGTAGTCCTCCACGTAGGCCGCAGGCTGGTGGATCATGATCTGGGCCACGGGAGAGGCCAGCACCCGATCACAGCCGCACATGACCGTGGTGGCCGCGCTGGCAGCCAGAGAGATAATGTGCGCCTCCGTGGGGAACCGGCAGGCCTGCAGCAGTCCGTAGATCTCAAAGCCTGCCCACACATCGCCGCCCGGGGAGTTGATCTCCAGGATGAGATCCTCGCCCGCGGAGTTGCTCCGGATCGCGTCCCGCACCTGCTTCGGGTAGCAGTGAGGGATCCCGAAAAGTTCATAGAGCCATGCCCAGTCATCGCTCACGATTTCGCCAAACAATTCAATCGTCATCCACCAAAACCTCCTCTGTCTGATAGTCGATCCGGACGGTGTACATCCGGCGGTAATAGCACACCTCAGCCTCGTACAGGTCCGGGGAGCTCTGCGCCACGTTCGCGTCCTCCACCAGGATCTGTCCCTGCAACACGTCCTCAGGCGCGTTCTCCGGGGTCCAATAGCTTGAGCCCTTCATGTCCCGGATGACCTTTTTTGCCCAAGCGCACAGCAGCTGCAAACCGTGGAAGGTGTCGCTCACGAGATGGAGCGTGGCGGTGTAGCTTTGCAGACCAGTCCCTCCATCCAGCGCCTGCACTTCGTCATCCGTATTGGACACATAAAACGCAAACGGAGGTTTGACCCCTTTTTTGGGCTGCAGGGCGGTGATCCGGCCCTTCATGCCCGGGACGGTCTCCAGGACTTGCACCAGCGCGAATTCAGGCGTCAGTTGGATTCCTTCCATATCCTGTCCAGCTCCTTTGTCATGGTTTCGATCATGGCCGTCTTGGCCGGCGCGCTCGCGGTCTCAGCACCGCGACGCATAAAGTGCTTTCCCTCGATATACTGAACGCCGCCGCCCGGGGCCCTGGCCAGGAATCCATATTCCTGGGATGCCGGATAATAGGCTTTTGGGCTTGACCCGCCCAGGATTCCTGGATTCTTGATCGGCTTCTGCAGCTGGGCGTTGGCTTCGTCTCCGCCTCGAAACGTCGTCTCTCGGACCTTTTTTCCCTTCAGCCTGCTGCGTTCCGTTTTAGTGACAATGTTTCGTTTCAAAGTTCCCTGCGTTGGACCGCGGCCGACCGGAGCCAATTCCTTAACAGACCTTTTTGTGATGCTCGCAGCCTTTGATACGCCCTTGTTCAGGGCCTTTTTTGGAGAGGCGCCGACCTTGTCCAGGGTCTTGTACATCTTCACCAGATCCCGGTGTTCAAAGTCGATCCGGAACGTGCTCACGGCCAAACCTCCGCCACTTTGATCTGCTGATACCTCTTGTCGCCTCCCAGCTCCAGCGGGGGCGTGAGCAGCCGATACACGTGGCCGTCGTGGATGGCCCGCATGGTAACCGGGTTATGGCCCCAGGTACGACGTCGGATCTTGACGTTGTGGGTGGTCTCTCCTTGCTCCTGGCCCGCGGCGTAAAACTCCCGGCCGCTGATCGTCTTGATGGAGGCCCAGGTGGTAAAGTCGTCCTCCCATTTGGCATCGTTCAAATATGCGAGATCTCCCAGGAGATCGGCCTCGCCGATGAAGTGCTGGAAGGTGATCCGCTTATTCAATTCTCCGGCGTCGGTGAATTTTGCCATAAGCTCCTCCTGTGTCCGAATCGGACACGATCACATCGTCCATTCTTCATCCTCCAGCCGGTCAGCCAGGGTGGGATTGTTCCGGCGGATCAGCGCTCTGGCCAAAGCGTTCATGGCCGCGGCCAGCGGGTCAATGCGTTGCGTGTCGTCCTTGTGCCTTTTGGAGAGTTTTATATCGTCGTAGTTGTTCTTTATCTCCACGGCGTTGGCCATGCACCACAGGGCCAGGCCGTTCTCCTCCAGGACAAGTTTCTGATCCAGCAGCATCTCCCGGAATCCTTTCACGGCCATGTTCTGACCGGCGCACGTCTGGGAGATCTCCACGCACAAGTCCTCGTTGTTTGCCTCCTCACACAGCCGGATTGCCAGGTCGGTCGCGTTGTGGCCGTCGTAGCAGATCTCCGTCACCTTCCAGCTGTGAGAGAGCTCTCCGGCGTGGATCCAATTCGCCACGTAGCTGTTGTCGGTGACCTCGCCCGGCGTCAGCGTGCACCAGCCTCGCTTGGCCCAGGCCCTGTATTCGATCCGGTCCGAGTGCTCGTGCTTGATGGCAGCGCCCTCCGGCAAGAAGCCGTGCATCTTGATGGCCACCCGCCCGTCCGGGATCAGAAACACCGCGGCAACGCCGCTGAGGTCGATCCGCTTGCCAAGGTCAAAACCGGCCCAGCATTCCAGCCCGTCAGTGAGAGCGGCAAATGCGTCCGGCTTGACCATGCACGCCCGAGCAAGTCGCAGGCATTTCTCGTCCAGGTATTTGTTCTCACCGCCGGCTTGCCATTGGTTCATCCGCCTGGTGAGAAATTGCCGGATCTTTGTGGCGTCGTTGCTGCCGTAGGCGGCGGTATACTCGCTCTCGATCTCGGACAGCAGCAGCCGGCTGTAGTCGTTATCGGTCCGGAGGCAGGGGTTTGGCATAACCCACTTGCTCTTGTCGTGCGGGTCCGCATCCTGCGGAAGCTCCCGGATCATGACGAAGTAGCGATCGTCTTGTACCAGCCCGTCCAGCACGCGCTTTGCGTACTCTTCCTCCCGGAAGCAAGGCTTGTTCTCGGCGTCGTCGCCGGCGGTGGTAATGCACTCCAGGAGCGGCTGCCACCGCTTGCCAAAGGAGTTGAGCCCGATATCGTAGATCGTGGACGTTGGATGAGCGTGATACTCATCGACGCAGAAAAACGACGGGGCGCCTGAGTCCTTATTCTTGGTGTCCTTTGACAGCGCCCGCATCTGGCCGCCCAGCTTGCGGTGCCGCACCGGGTTGGACTTCGGGATGATCAGTCGCTTGGCGATCGTCGGGGAGGCCTTGGCCATCTCCTTGGCATCGCCGAAAACGCGCATCGCCTGCCCGCGGTCCACCGCAGCGCATTCCACCTCCGGGCTCCTCTCGTACCGGAGCAGCTCCGGCTGATAGGGAGGATAGATCGCATCGCCGCACATGTGGTACAGCGTCTGCCCGGACTTCTCCGTGCTCTTAAAGTTTCCCCTGGCCCTCTTGTTGTAGGTTCGGTTGAAACGCCTGGCGCCGGTCTCCCGGTGCACCCATCCGTAAACGCATCCAAGGTCGAAGATTTGCCAATCCTGGAGCCGTATGGGATCCCCGGCTTCGGGGCCCCGCACTTGGATGCAGTGCTCGTACCAGCGGATGATCCTATCAGCCCGCGTGGTGTCGAAAACGTACGGGAATTCAAGATCCCCGACCCGCTGCAGATCGTCCAGGTGCCGCTGGCAAGCGGCGATTTCATAAGCACAGCAGCTGTCGTGAAGCCGCCCGCGGGTGACTTGCTTGGCGTACATGGTCACCGGATGGGTCAGGATTTTGTCCCGGCCCGGCATCATCCCTCCGGACACCGGACGGCGACCTTGTATTTAACCAGCGTGTCGGCGCGATCCTCGCTTACGCGGAAGATATCGCCGGGGGTCACTGTGACCTTTCTCTGAGTGTCGTAGTAGGTGGAGACGCACTCCACATCTACGCCATCACCGAGCTCATCGAGATAGGTGCTCTCTCCGGGCTCCAATAGTTCGTCCCATCGGTCGGCCGGGGGCTTGTACTTAAACTTCTTCAGGCCCTTGGCGATGTCGTCCACTGGAATGCGCTCCATGTTCTGGGGCAGGATGAAGCCGTTGACTCCATCCTTTACGCCGATCTCGTGGGCTGCGGGAAAGTCGGTCACGATCACCGGCGTCCCTACGCTCAGGGCCTCGTTGAGGCTGTACGGCTCGCCCTCGGTGATACTCGGCTGGACGAGGTAGTCCGCGGAAGCGATGAAGTCGATGACATCCAGCCGGGGAGGCTTCCAGGACACGCTGGGGTTGCTGAAGACCGGGGGGCTGTTGGTGAAGATATCCCAGCTGAACGGGATCTTGGCCGCGTCCAGAGCGTCCGCCAGGATCTTGAACCGTTCCGGAGCCTTCTCCGGGGCCATCCGCGTGGCGCTCACCAGCCGCAGCACCTTTCGGGCCTTGATCGGCGTCTGTGGATTGTAGCAGAGCTCGATCTCTCGCCCGGTTTGTTTCCGGTAGCTGTCGCACACCACCTGGCTCACGCCAAGGACCTTGGTGATCTTCGGCAGCTGCGGAGCGGGGTAGCCCAGTGCCAAGTAGTCCCCGTGGACCACCAGGCAATACTCTTCCGCCTGCACATGGGCAAGGAAGTCCTTGGCATCGTAGCAGACGAACACCCTCTTGCATTTTATCTGCTGTCCGGTCCAGCGCTGGACACGGACAAACTGCTGCAGCCGGCGCAGCTGTGCCTTGTCAGCGAAGGAGTACAGCACCGTAATGTCGTGGGTGCTGCCGTACTTCTTGGCGATGTTCCACAGCCAGGTTTCGATCCCGCCGATGGGAGTCAGGTGGCTGTAGTAGAAGACGTTGCTGTACATGATGAACTCCTTATCACGCAAACAGATCCGCGTCCGGGTCCTGCTCTTCCTGCTCGGCCATCCGCTTAGCCAGCCGCACACGGCTTTCCGGCGTCAGGCCCAGCTTGGAAGCGTAAGCCAGCAGATCGCGCTCTATGTACTGCAGCTCAGAGGACAATGAGATCATGACCTTGATCATGGCCTGTGGGTCTGAACCTGTCAGGTACGCCTGACGCTTCTCGAGGTACATAGACTGCAGACCGTCTCGCCTGGCCAACTTCGCGCAGTAGATAGACAGCATATCCGTGTCCAGCACGTCGATGATCTCCAGGCCGTCCATGGCTTTGAGGATCCGGGACCAGTGTCGCTTCGCGTCGGGATCCTGGATGATGAGCTTCGGTTTCTTCGGAGTCCGGGACGGCATGGCTTTCGTCTCCTGAGCTTCACGGGTCTCAAGCTCGGCCTTGGTCAGATGCTTATTCATGTTTTCCAGGCTCTTCACCGGGGTGGGCATCGGGATACCTCCAGGCTCATCGGGGAATTTTTCTCGAAAAAGAGGGGGTGCGGGGCTTCCAGGGAGGGGGTCAAAAACTTTTCGACCCCGGGGGGAGGGGCAACCAAGGCCGCACCTGCGCGCTCGAGCGCTCGTGCCGGTGCCTGCGGCCGCGCATGCCCGCGCCGGGGAGCGCGCTGCGCGCCAGGGCGGGAGGAAAACGCCTCAATCAGACTGCGCAGCGCGTCGCTCCTGCGCCTGTTCCAACGCTGTCTTGCGGTCGTGGTGACGCTTGCACAGGCTCTGCAGGTTGGTCTCGTCGGTGAAGAGATCCCAGTCGCCTCGATGGGGCTTCACGTGGTCCACCACCGTCGCTGGTGTCCGCCGTCCATCGGCGGCGCATTCCCTGCAGAACGGCTCCCGCAGGAGCTGTGCGGGACGGAGTCTGTCCGTCCAGATCGGCAGGCTGTACCAGCCGTGCCAGTCGGCGCTGCGGCGCCTCTGATACTTCGGCCGATGCTTGTCGCACCAGCCCTGCCTGGTCAGTGCCGGGCAGCCAACGTGCTTGCAGGGGCGGAGTGGAAGCTGCGCCATGAGATCACCTCCGGCAAAACAAAAAGCCGGCACCAGCTTGACGTTTCTCACGTCATTGCTGGCACCGGCTCTCGAAGCACTGGCCCTTGTAGATCCTCACGTAAACGTAGCGTTTACAGTCCCTGCAGAAGAGAGCGACGCGCTCGGCGTTTTCCTCCGGGAAGATACGCTTGAGGCGCTTGTTTCTCCTGCACAGAGGACAGGCAAGCCACCCGTCATCTGTTTGTAACATTCTACCAGATTCCGGCGTTTCTGTCAATGAAATCACACCCGCTTCTCCTTAAAATAATATAGGTTTCAAGGCTGAAAATTTATAAAAGCATCAGCACCGCCTGCGCTTCCGACGTCTGGCCTTGGGGGTTGGCGTAAAGCCTGCGCCGCTGAATCGGTACTTAAGCACGTGCCAGCTGGCCCACTCGGTCTTCTTCCGTTCATCCAGGATGACGGTGCTGCCCTCCGGAGGAGTGAGCTCGAAGTCGTCCGGGACGGTCATGGTCTCCATCTCCGGCTTCTTGGCGTTTCTCGTGCAGCTCCATCCATGGAGCCCTGGGCGGGACTCATATTCTTGGGCCTCGCGCAGCTCCTTGGTCATGTACCTGGCCACGGCCCGGAAGTAGTTGCCAGGTTCGTCGGCGTCCTGTTCGTGCCATGGCGGGAGATCCCGGCCAGTCTCCCGGACGCCCAGCCGGCGGATCTCGATTTCGCTGCCGTAGATCCAGCACGAGCGGATGATATCATAGTCCCGGCCGGTGCTGTCCATGACCAGGTGCATGTGCCATCGACCGGATCTGGAGGTAAGGATCTCCGGGGCCCAGAACACCACCGGCTCAGGGAGCCCTGCTTCCTTCCGTGCCCTGCGGAGCTTGGCCAGGAAATACTTAAAGCGCAGCTGCGCTTCCTTCCTATTCCTTGGCATGTGTGCGTCGTCATGGGTCAGGGTCACCCACAGCCCGCTGCCCGGAGCGGGAAAGTTGACGGCCAATCTCAGCTCCAGCGCTTCATAGGAGTAGATCTGATTCATGCGGCGCTGCGCTGCGCTGCTGGCCTGTCTCTTGGCCTGGCGTTCCCTCATGGGCTCCCGGCCGGTGCATCGGTTATACAGGGCGGCGACCTGGATGCCGCCGGCGTCTATGCGTTTGAGCGTTTTGGCCACGGTCTAACTCCTTTCTTTGCCAGACCGTGGCCACCAGGGCACTCGTCATTTTGCGGTGGGTTGTGAATAGAAATCAGGACAGAGTCCTGAGAAATCAGGACACGGTCCTGAGTAGGCTGTTTATCTCGGTGGGTTTCTTATCATTCTTGGTAATAAAGTCGAAGCCCTCGAAGACTTGCCGAGCGCCACCGATCTCGGAGCTCCAATAAGAGC